CGGATGGTGCATTGTGCATTATCCAATCACGGCACAAATCATTGCGGGTGGGATGGGGTTATCGTTTCTTTTTGTCATGATGGTGGCGTTTTACCAACTCAAAAAAGATAATGAGGAGTAATAAAAAATGGGGGGCATCGGTATCCCCCCATTAATCCAATTGGTATGACAAATAACAAGAACGGATTGATGCAAAGATAATCTTTTTTTGTATATTTGAAGCGTATTACAGTTATGTGCGAGATAACTATCAAAGACCTTTTGCCCTTGGCATTCTATCAACTCGCACTTGATAGTTTGTTCAAGGGCTTTTTTATTTCATGACTTACAAAACCAAAACTACTATTCAAGGCGAATGGGTTGAAATCAAAGTGTATCGTAATGGGCTATACTGGCACACATACGATTTTTTAATTGACAAATCGGAAATGATGTTAATGACACATCTGCCAACAAAGGTGTGGGGTACAATGTCAAATTTGATTGAGATTCGGGAATCAATATCCAAACACATTAATTTGAATTGACATGGCCAAAGATAAAAAATCGTTTATCCTTTATTGCGATCAACAAGGCGTATTCAATCAACTGCCCGATGATATTGCGGGGAAACTCATCAAACACATCTTTGCTTATGTGAACGATGAAAACCCAGTTTCAACCGAATTATTAATCAACATTGCATTTGAACCAATCAAGTTACAGTTAAAACGAGATTTGCGTAAATATGATGAATACATTGATAAACAACGAGTTAACGGGGCGAAAGGTGGTAGACCAAAGAAACCCAATGAAACCCAAGAAACCCAACCCTTTTTTGAGAAACCCAAAAAACCTGATAATGATACTGATACTGATACTGATACTGAAATAAAGAAAGGGGCAAAAAGAATTTTGCCACCAACCATGAGTGAATGTATTGAGTGGTTTATACAAAATGGATTTAATCAAAAGGAGGCCGCCGCGTTTTTCCATTATTGGGAATCGATGAATTGGACACGAAAGGGCGGGGCAAAAATTCAAAAGTGGAAATCCGCAGCATCACAATGGATTGCCAAATTAGAACCGCCATCCACAAATCAAACTATTCAACCAACCATGAAAAGATTTAACATTGCAGATTATGAATAACATCGAAGAACATATTTTGGGCCAACTATTATTCTATCCACAAACACGGGCATTATTGCCAAGGATGAAAGAATCATGGTTTGAAAAATCATTACATCGCCAAGTTATCAAAAGGATGATTGATAAATACTTCAACAACGAGCCGATTGATTACATGAGTTTGACGGAAGGGATGGAAAACAAACAAAGATTAGAAGTCATACGGATTGGGCAAAATGTTCATGATGTTGCCAATGTTAGTGAATACATACCCAGGTTGGAACAAAAGTTCCTACACAAACAATTCATCGAGAATTTGGCGAAGATTGATTTAACCACGGATTTGAAGACATTGATTGAATCCACACAATCGGTAATTGATAACACCCGTTTCACCACAATACATGATCCCGTTTCTATTCACAAGATAAGTGCATTGGCATTGGACAACATTACCGAGGCAATTAAACGCGGTGAAACCATAACGGGTAAACCAACGGGGTGGAAATCATTGGATAGGATGTTGGGTGGATGGAACGCGGGTGATTTGATTGTGATGGCTGCACGACCTGGAATGGGTAAAACTGCAATGGCGTTATCACTCATGTATGAATTTTGCAAATTGGATGGCAAAGGATTGTTTATCAGTTTGGAAATGAGTGCCGAACAATTAGCCAAAAGATATTTTTCATTGATAACCGACATATTGAATTGGAAGATTCGCAATGCCACATTGAAGGAATACGAAGTGAATCAATTGTGCCATGCGGTGAATACAAGTGAGGTTGATTTTTATGTTGATGAAGAACCAAACGCAACCATTCAGCAAATCAAATCAAAAGCCAAAATACACAAAGCAAAACACGGGTTGGATTTATTGGTGATTGATTACATCCAGTTGATGAAAGGAACAAAGCAAAACCGCGAACAAGAAATTGCAGAAATTTCAAGAGGGTTGAAGTTGTTAGCAAAGGAATTGAACATCACAGTTATCGTGTTGGCCCAGTTATCACGCAAACCCGAAGAACGAGCCGACAAACGACCATTGTTATCCGACATACGGGAATCGGGATCAATTGAACAAGATGCGGATGTGGTAATGTTCCCGTTTCGACCCGCAAAATATGAACAAACGCAACCCGAAATTGAAGATGCGGAATTGATTATTGCAAAGAACCGCCACGGAGAATGTGGCATTATTGACACGAATTATATTGGGGGGCGTACATTATACCGAGAAAATATTGCACCGAAAGTTACAAACCCTTTTGAATTTTGAAATTAAAATATATATTTGAACGGACAAATATGAAAATGGATATTAAACAAACAGTAATCGGATTATTGGAACAATACTCCGACTTCAAAGACAACGACCAACAATTGGTTGCATGGTTTTGGAAACTTGAAATGGAAGCCCACGGCTACCCATCATCAATGCCAACACAAACATTCTTCAAACTGATGGCATTTGGGAAACTGACATCATCGGACACCATCACACGGGTTCGGAGATTGGTTCAAGAAGAAAACCCATCATTGCGTGGGAAGAAGTACAACGAACGCCAAGCCAAACAAGAAAAAGTCAAACAAGAATTGGGATATAAATGATAGGCGATTACACCAACCCACATGGGAAACCAACAAAGCAATACAATAGCATTGAATTTTTGTTGGCACAGGTCATCAAAGGAACATACGAATATGGCGAGGATAAAATACTCCAAACCACCCTTCCAAAATCCATGATTGACCATGCCTTCAAATTGTATGAAGCGGAAATACAAAAGGCATACGAGGATGGTTATCGCAAAGGCAACATCAAAAAAATTCAAATAGATAGCAAATGAACAAATACGACACCATGAAATCAGCATTAGAACAATTTATCGAATGGTTGGAAGAAAACCACCCCACGGCGGTGCCACCACCCGAAACCAAAGAACACTTTTTCATGAAGGAAAAGATTGACCAACAAATGGCGTACAACGCGGGATTCACCAAAGCCAAGAATTTGTATTTAGACGGAGAATGAAACACCTGGAAAGCCGTTTACAAATCAACTGTGTTAAGTGGTTTCGGTTGGCATACCGCCAATATGCAAACCATTTGATTCATGTTCCCAATGGGGGATCACGGGATTTGCGAACGGCTCAAAGGTTAAAAGCCGAAGGAGTATTGCCAGGGGTGGCAGACCTTGTGTTATTCATCCCAACCAAAACCCATCACGCCATGTTCATTGAACTCAAAGTCAAACCCAATAAACAATCCGCACATCAAAAGGAATGGGAAAAATTGGTCACGGCGATGAATTATCATTATGTGGTGGTATATTCGTTTGACGATTTCAAAATACAAATAGAAGCATACATTGGTAACGCTTGAAGCCATAGCCAAACGCCACATCGAATGGATAAAGATTGCCAAATACATAGGTGCATCCCAAGACGAAGCCGATGACATGGTACAATCAATGTATTTGAAGTTGGCGGAAATCCAATTGGCGGAAGGAAATTTTGTGAGGTTGACCAATTACAACGGAACTATCAACACAATCTATTTGTTTAAGATGTTACACAATGCGTTTATGGACATCAAACGGGCATCAAACAAGACAATACCACACCAAGATGAATTCGTGCCAGTAGAAAGCCCCGAAATGGCTGAAATGGCACATTTGGATTTGATGGGTGAGGTTAAAAAGGCAATTGATGAACTCCGTGATTACGACCAAATGTTATTAGAGTTACATTTTGTGTACGGACATAGCATGAGGGATATCGAAAAACGCACGGGCATTCCAACACATTCGGTTTTTAACTCCATCAAAAACGCCAAACAACACATCAAACAACGAACACAAACCAAATACAAGATTTATGCAGAAGAAAAAAGACACACGGAAACAATTTACCGAATCTCGACCATCCATCGGGTTGGGGGATACGATTCAGAAAGTAACGAAAGCCACGGGGATTGAACTATTAACCAAGTTCATCGCTGGGGAAGATTGTGGCTGCGATGCCCGTAAACACAAATTGAACAAACTATTTCCTAATCGGAAACCATTGTGCATGACCGAAGGGGAATACGATTGGTGGACACATTTCAAATCGGTAAATTCCCAAACCTTATCACCGATGGAGGCAAACAAGGTTGCCGAAATATGGTCAAGGGTATTCCAAAGCAAGAGAATTTACAAGCCGTGTACTTGCAATCCAAAGGCATGGCAAACCATGATAAACGAATTAACCCAGGTTTATGATACTTATCAAGTGCAAGAATGAATGTGAGGTTTGTGATTCATACCGAGTTAGCACCCAAGAAAAAATAAACCCACAAGGCCCACAAATCGAATCCAACTTGATTTATATGTGTGACCGATGCAAAGACAAATACCAAAATAGAAACCTATTTCAACCATGGTTAACCGCAATAAAACAACTGCAAAGCAATATGCCGTAATGGTATTACGCGATGACTACCATTATACCTTCCGCAGCATAGGGGAAAGAATGGGGATATCCGAATCGGTGGCATTCCGTTTGTACGAAAAGGGAATCAAAAATGAAAAAACACACAAAAATTTATTTGAATTATTTTGGGTATGACACAACCGATTTCATCCCGTGCGAAGTGTGTGGAAGCCAAGCCGTTGACATCCACCACCTGGAATGCCGTGGAATGGGTGGAAGCAAGAACGCCGATCACATTGAAAACCTACAAGCCCTTTGCCGTAAATGTCACATCACATACGGCGATAAGAAGCAACACAAGGATTTTTTAATTATCACACACCAAATAAAAATGAACAAATGATTGAGGCATACGACATAAACGACATAAGACCAAACGAATCCAACCCACGGGATATTAAGGATACAAAGTTTGAAGCGTTGGTCAAATCAATTCGTGAATTCCCCGACATGACAATGGTTCGCCCATTAATTATAAACCAAGACAATGTGATATTGGGCGGGAATATGCGATACATGGCAATGAAAGAACTGGGGTTTACAACCATTCCTTGTCAAAAGGTAGATTGGAGTGAGGAACGCCAACAAGAGTTTTTAATCAAAGACAATATTAATTTTGGTGAATGGAATTGGGATGACCTTGCCAACGATTTCAATGCGGAGGATTTGGCAGATTGGGGATTAGATTTGCCAAAAGTTATTGATGAAGTGGAAGAAGAACCAACCATCGACACCCAAAAAATCACATTGGAATACACACCCGATGAATACAACCAAGTAAAAAAGGCACTTCAAAAAATAGCATCAACGCCCGAACAAGCAGTTTGGAAATTATTAGAACTATGAAAGCATGGAGAGAAACCCGCGACACCATACCACATGACCAAGTGTGGGTATTAATTGACACCAAAGAGGTTGCCTACATTTTAGACGGGCAATGGTATTTGTCAACAGATGATTCACCAATCAATGCACCATATATGTGGATGCCCATCCCAATTTTACCAAACGATTAATCATGACCCCGAAAACATATAAAAGAACAACTTATATCAAAGGATATACCTTTGACGGAACGCATGAATCGGCAAAATTCATTATTGAAAAGATAAAAGAATTTAGCACCCCCGCATTCAAAAGAATTGTGTATCAACAAAATTTAGTTGACGATACAATTAAGTTTGAGTATTATGGCTCAAAAATAACGCAAGGAGATTTCATAGAATTGGGAAATCACAACGACCCAAACGATATTGGAATTTGGGCTTCAAAAGACCTTGAAAGGTTGAAATATATTTTGGAAGAATAATTTGAAAATAATTTGATACCATGCCAAACCCTGAAAACATAATACCACCACAACCTGGTGAAGTACGCAACCCCAATGGTAGACCAAAGGGAAGCAAGAACCGAAGCACCATAGCACGGAAGTGGTTGGAGGTAATGCAAGAAAGCAAAAACCCCATCACGGGGGAATTGGAAAAACTATCCCAAGAAGATTTGATAACCCTTGCAATGATACACAAGGCAAGGAAAGGCGATGTCGGTGCGTACAAACAATTAATGGATTCGGGCTTTGGTATGCCCACCCAACAAATTGATGTCACCACTGAAAAGCCAATCTTCAACGGTATTGATTTGGATGTGAAATAATGCTTCAACAAACCACTGCACAAAAAAAGATTGCCACCTTGCGTAAGCGGGTTAGAATCGTGCGTGGTGGTACAAGTTCAAGCAAAACATTCAGTATTATTCCCATGCTTATCACATACGCGGTACAAAACCCAAAGTGTGAAATTAGCGTGGTATCGGAAACCATCCCGCATTTGCGTAGGGGTGCAATCCGTGACTTCCTTAAAATCATGGACATGGTGGGAATGTACGATGTAAACAAGTGGAACAAATCTTCACTTACTTACACATTCTCAAATGATTCATACATTGAATTCTTTTCTGCGGATCAACCACAAAAGTTGAGGGGTGCAAGGCGTGATGTTCTATTTGTAAACGAGTGCAACAACATCGATTGGGAATCGTACTACCAAATGGCAATCCGTACCCGTAAATTCATTTATTTGGATTACAACCCCGTGGCGGAATTTTGGGTGGATAGCGAATTGGTCAATGACCCCGATGCGGAAATGATTGTACTAACCTACAAAGACAATGAAGCGTTGGACAAATCCATTGTTGCGGAAATTGAAAAGGCACGGGATAGGGCGGAAACATCCAATTATTGGCGGAATTGGTGGCGAGTATTCGGGCTTGGTGAGATTGGAAACCTTCAAGGGGTTATCTTTTCCAACTGGCAAACCATTGACAAGATACCCGATGATGCAAGGTTGGTTGGTTGTGGGGTGGATTTTGGGTATACAAACGACCCTACGGCAATTGTAGCCGTGTATGAGTACAATGGTCAACGCATCGTTGATGAGGTCGCATATCGCACGGGAATGCTTAATTCGGATATTGCCAAAGCCCTACCAACTTATGTTCCAGTTTATGCGGATAGTGCCGAACCAAAATCCATTGATGAAATACGGAGGTATGGAATAAGAATTAAGGGCGTAACCAAGGGCAAAGATTCTATCAACTACGGAATACAAATCATGCAAAGCCAATCGTATTTGGTGACATCCACATCCACAAACCTAATTAAAGAACTGCGGAATTATTGTTGGGATACGGATTCCCAGGGTCGAACCAATAATACCCCGATTGGAACTGATCACGGCATTGATTCATGGCGTTACCACGAAATGATGGCACTTGGCATCAAATCGAATTACGGGCAATACGACATTCGTTAAAAATTTTTTAATTATTTTTACATTTTATATTTGAAATTCAAAATATAGGTGTATATTTGCGACATGGATATGACAAAACAACCAAACAACATCATTGAGATCCCAAGAATTGAATGGGATAAATTTGTTACAAACGAGGACAAGTATTTTGCAAATGCGGAAAACTTGTACGGCCCTTGCGCTTGTTGCGGAAGAGGCATTAAGGAACCAAAGTTTTTTATCAATTCAATTTTTGGTGGCAATATGTATCCCGCCAATGACACAAATGAATATGATGATGCTTGGACAATGCCAGTAGGAACAGAATGCGTAAAACGCATACCAAAAGAATATCAAATTAAAGTGGGGGCGTAATGCCCCCTTTGTTTATTTCGTGTGGATTATGTATATTTGCAACGACAAATAACATGAAGAATATCACATTAAAATCCAAAATTAATGCCGATGAATACACAGAGTATGTGTGTGAATCGTTTGACATTATGAATCGCAATCAATCGGAGGTTGTAATCCCGTTTAATTTCAAAAAATTACAATCAATCGAATGGAACATTGGGGCTATTATTGGTGGAAGCGGAAGCGGGAAAACAAGCATATTGAAAACATTTGGCCAGATTCAGCAACCACAATTTGACAATTCAAAAGCGTTAATAAGTAATTTTGATTGGTTATCGCCAAAGGAAGCCACGATGTTATTGACATCAATGGGCCTTTCGTCTGTTCCGTGTTGGTTAAGACCATTCAACACATTATCCAATGGGGAACAATACCGTGCTACGATGGCTTACATAACGGCATCAGCAAAAAGCGGGGATGTTATTTTGATTGATGAATTCACATCGGTTGTGGATAGGGATGTGGCAAAATCCATGAGTTACGCATTGCAAAAATATATTCGGTTGCACAATCTTAAAATCATTATTGCTTCATGCCATTACGATATTTTGGAATGGTTGATGCCTAATTGGGTTTGTAACCCACAAAAAGGAGGCGTACTCGAAGAGTGCGACTATCTTCGGCGAGGTAGGCCACAAATTCAATTATCGGTTAGTCGAGTTACATCGCAAACTTGGGATATCTTCAAATCCCATCATTATATGACATCAAGTGTTAATAAGAGTTGCACATTTTTATTGTTTGAATGGAATGAAAAACCCATCGCAATCGTTGCCGTTATTGCAACACCAAGAAACAATAACCCGAACGGGAAGGCAATTTCACGAGTGGTTGTGTTGCCAGATTATCAAGGCATCGGAATTGGATCAAAGATTTGTAATTTCATTGGGGGCATTTATCGTAATGCAAATTGCGATTTGTACATTAAGACAGTCAATCCAGCGTTGGGGGAGTATTTCAATAAATCAACAAATTGGATACCAACGGCACATAATGGGAAAATGAGAAAGAACAGAAACGAAAAGCATTATGCCAATCGTTTGGAACGGCAATCATATTGCCATAAATATGCGGGAGAAAAGATTGTTGAATATGCTGATTTATTGTTGAGCATTGACGCAATGAGAACAAAAGCACAATTAAAACTATTTTGATATGACAAATTACTTAAAAGCGGATGGCTTTGATATGGCCATCATTGGTATTGATTCCATTAACGAACGGATTATTTACTCAAAACAAAAGATGATTGAAATCCTATCCGAAGAAATGTCGGATGAAGATGCAATTGAATTTTTGGAGTACAACACATGGAACGCCTATGTGGGTGAACACACACCCATTTACTGCGATGAAATGACAATGGAAGAATTGGAAGAAAAATTGGAGGATGAATTATGACAAGCCCATACCAAGAAATTCACAACCTTAAACAAGAAATTAAACGACTACGATTGTTGGTCGTGGAAAACAAGATGAACCATGATCGCGAAATCAAGATGTTGAAACGCGAGATTGTGCAACCCAAAACGGACATCAACGATAACCCCACCACATGGGGTGAAGTGTTACGCGCAATATGTGAAGTGATGGATATGACACCCGACCAAATCATCACAAGGTCAAGAAAACGCAAACCCATGTACGCCCGTCATATGTTCAACCACATATGCAGAAAAAGATTGAACATGACATTCATGGAGATTGGCAACATTTCACACCTTGACCATTCCACCATCATTTCATCGGTTCGGGAATTTGGGGATATTTTATCCACCGACAAGGAGATGCAAAGGTATCACGCCCAGGTACACACATTGTTGCACGAAAGATTAGTGTAAACAATCGCCATTATTGGCGTTTTATAGGTAATGATTGAAACCAAAACAATTATAGTACCTACGGAATTAAGAGATGTAAAGTTGCATCAAATGTTGGCGTACAATGAACTCAAACCCGAAATGGATGAAGTTCAACGCCAATTGGAATCGGTTGCCATATTTTGTGAATTGACCATCAGCGAGGTTAAGGCAATCCCGTTTGACATTCTCAAAGATTGTGTGGTTAAGATTTCCAAGATGTTGGAATCCAAACCCGTGTTCACGCCAAGGTTCAAAATGAACGGCATCAAATATGGTTTCGTTCCTAACCTGGATGAATTAAGCACGGGGGAATTTATTGACATTGAAACATACCAAAAAACACCCAACGAAATATGGAAGGTGTTGAGTGTATTATACCGCCCAATCACAAAGGAAGGGCAAAACGGAAGGTATGAGATAGCCCCGTACAATGCGGAGTTAAACCCAGATTTTAAGGACATGGATTGCAACACGGCATTTGGTGCGTTGCTTTTTTTTTGGAGTTTAGGAATCGACTTGTTGAATTCTACCCAGAGGTATTTGGCGATGGTGAGGAGGGGGGAAGTGTCGATGAAGTACGACTTACCGAAAAATGGGGATGGTTTGGAATGGTCTACCGCCTTGCTAACCGAAATTTCCTCAACCTTGAAATCGTATATACAAAACCCATTCACGCCGCTTGTATGTGGATCGCTTACGAAAGCGACATTGCGAAGATGGAACAAAAAGCAATTAAACAACGATGAACAATAATCACATAGGAACGGCATTTGAGGTGATGAAGGACATTGCCGATTTGGAGGGATGGAACTACTCACACGGCACATTAACCGAATTTGATTTCAAAGCGTTTTTGGTATTCCCGTTGATGCACTGTTCAATTCAATCGGTGGCGTTGACCGACCAAGTGGCAACCATCCAAATGAATGTAATGGTGGCTGACCGCGTGAACTTCTTGAAAACGGAAAACGAGCAAGAGAATTTAATCACCGAGTATTCACAATACGGATACACCGAGAATCAAAACTACGCCAACATCCTACAAGATTTGTATGTGAGATTTTCAAAGGGGTTATGGCGTACGGAACAAGATTACTACAATCAA